GAATGCACCGCGGATGTCATATGTCTTTGTTACTTTACCTTGTCTGTCAAGTTGTTGAACAGTAAGATCAGCTTGATAGCGTGTAGGAGTTTTTTCTCCTTTATTATTAACATGCTCATTAATACTATTCATCCAACTTTCAAACGCACTTCTCACATCTTGTGAATCCTCGTTGTAAGCAGTAATTGTCCAATTTTCGAATGTACGGTCACCGGCAACTTTCAACTGACGACCACGGTATGGTACATCAATTTGAGCTATAACACTTGCAGGAAGCTGTGCTGCCTTACACGTGAATGCCAGTAGGTTTGTATCTAATCCAGCCCCAATTGGCGGATTATTGATAGTAACTTGAAAAAGATTAGCGCGTGCGCCTCCCCCAATAAGCTGTGATTTAAAATCATCTACGTTACTCATGATTGTTTTTTCCTTTTTTTATGTTTTAATTATTTGCCAACGATTTCACTGAAATCAACTCCGGTGCGAGTAGCGATGAAGTTAAGCGTGATAAAGTTGATTGAACGGGCTGGTTTAATATAGATGTCAGCAACAAAACGGTTAGTGTCAATCACTTCACCAGTGTTATTGGTTTCATCACATACAACTAAGAAGTCAGTAATACCACGACGACCTTTAACATCCCGTAGGAATGGTTCTGTCATATTTCTGAACATCGCGCGAGTGAATTCATCATTCAACTCGAACAGTTGATACTTAGCAGCTGTTGCAATCGCTTTTTCAAGAACGATGAACAATCTACGAACGTTGATACGATCAAAAGCGCTTGGCTTTGCTTGTGCAGTCTTATCACCGAAGAGCAAGATACCTTGTCCAGGGAACGATACGATTGGATTAATACCAGCTTTATAGAGTTCGTCTCTTTCAGCTTGTTTAGGATTAAATGCAAGTTTAGTAACACCTAATAGACCACCACGGTTGTAACCAGCAGGTGAGAACCAAGGTTCTGCAAGATCATCTGTCTTAGCACAAAGACCAGCCATATGACCAGAAGCAGGGATCCACACGTAATTATCAGCATACTTATTGTATACATACAGTGCAGTCGAATCGATTACAGCATATGAACCTTTGCTAGTTCTTTCAGTAATGCCGTTAACCCAAGTGTCAACATCAACTCGTTTAGCATTTCCAGTTGAAGCTGAAATAACCGGAGAGAGGAATGCTACGCAATCTTTACGAGTTGCAGCAATTTCATGAACTTTGTTAGCAATAGTATTACCAGTTGCGTCAACTTGAGCAAAGAGCAAATTTACATCAACAATCTCTGGATCAGCGAGAACATCTAGACCATCAATGATATCTTGAGCTTGAGCGACACCAGCATTTGTGATATCAGCTCCGCCAGAGAATACATATGCAGAAGAGTTTCCAACACTAATACCAGCAGGTTGGCGGGCAATATATACATAATTTGAATTTGCGTTAACTACATCTTGATAGTTATTATTTGAACCATCTTCTCTTTTTGCTCCAGCAGTACTTGATAGATAAGACCATTTTTCAAGTTCAGCATTTGCTACTCCAGTAATTGCTCCGTGTCTGTCATATACATATACGTGTACTTCATCTCCTTCAGGAGCTCCATCAAACTGGTCCTGAATACCAGTTGGGGTTAAACTCCATGAGAATGCATCAATAACGTATGCTTCAAGAGAATTACCAAGCTCGCCTGCATATTTTGCAAAAAGTATACCAGGAAGAGCCTCCTCAGTAGTTGCTGGATATACATATTCGAATTCTTCTTCATTTGCAATAAATGTAGGAGCTGCTTGATCATCGTCAATTTGTGTAAAAGTAAAGTTACTTCCTTCAATCTCTACAATATTTAATGGCGATGCATTTTTATCAGCAGCGATACCAATTGTTGTATTAGCTGCAATATAATCTAGGCCTTCAGCTTCAACTTGAACAGCAACAATCTTATATGTAGCATCGACAGTCAAACCAACAACTTCTGTGGTTCCATCTGCGCGATATACAGCAAGACCAGTTGTTGAAGTAGGAAATGTATCAAATAGATCAGTGTTTAATACACCACCAGCTAATGCAAAGGTTGGAGAACCAGCAACATCTGTTACAGCAACGGTAAATGCCGGTGTAGTATTATCACCGCTTGTTGTGTAAACTGTAAGAATTTCGCCATCGAGGAAGTCTGCAAGTGGTGATTCAGTGCCATCTCCTGATGTTAACACAGGACTATTAGCATCAGCAACAGTTATTGTATTAACGTCAAATCGTGGTGCAACTGTTGCACCATTTCCAGTACCACCTTCTTCAACGACATAAAGTCCAGTGTCGGCAGTGATATTAGCAGAAAATTCAGCTGGAATAGAATTGATTACTACGGTGTCAATACTTCCATCAAATACGAGGTATTCTCCGGCAACAGCGTTAAGCAGACCAGAGGCTGCATCTCCAGCGCGAACGACCTTTAGTGCATTACCATACTTCAAAAATGAAGCAGCAGTCAAGAAAGATTGTGTGTGCGCGGCATCCGGTACACCAAATTTACCAGCAAGTTCTTTTTCAGAACCTACAAGGCCAATTTCGTTTACAGGACCCCAGCGAAAATATCCAGAATATCCACCAATAGAGGTAGATACTGCAGGTATTACATTAGTTAGGTCGATTTCTTTAACCTCGACTCCAGGTGATACTTGAAAACCCATTTTGTTTTTTCCTTTCAGTTAGTTTAGTTGAATAATAAGTTGCATAATAAGATGTATTTCAAATCGTTTAGATTTCTATTTATACTAATCACTATTTAGAGATTTTTCCACGCATTCATGTTTTCTACTATATCATCATATACGCGAGTAGAATCGGTCAATGGCTTATCATCAATAATTCCTACAGGTACAATATCCTCCTCCATATGTTTTATTCTATCTTCATATAGCAAAGACTTTAAATCTCTATCTGATAGATCGCCAAATGCATCAGACGATATAAACCATGCAAACAATACCAAATTCATGACTAAATCATCATGATTTCCCACTGATGCGGAGTAGCTATTCTTTCTTACTTCGAACGTTGATAATTCATCAATAGTGGCACTGTCAACTAATTTTAATTTATTTAATTCTATAATGTCTTTTAAGTTCGAGCAACCTATTCGTTTTACTCGTTTAGTCATCATTACTCCAATACCATCTGACTTAACAGACGACGAAACAAATGTATTTTCATATTCATATTCATAATATACATGATTACACACAACTTGTCCAGCATCATTATTTTCAATTATAACCATTGCCTCGTTATATGCGGATGCCATTTTTACAATGATATCAGGGAAAAGCATAGGAGATACCAAGTTGTTTCTATATGTACAAACCTGAGTAAAACCATCCTCAGTCATTTTTATAACATTGAATGTTGAGTAATCCTGTCCTCTACCCTTTGAAACGTCGACTGTCATTATATAGCGATAACCATCTTTCGGTTCTTCATAGACGAATACATCATTCCGAACCGATATCGGATTTTGAGCCTTTAGCTCTAATAACGTATTAGAAGATATCAATGTGTTTGATGTACCATGGAAGGAATTGCCAAACTCTTGTTCAAATTGTAGTTCTGAAGTATTGGAAACAGTTTGCTTCTTCCATTCTTCATCCCGGCCAGGAACATCCCACCAGTCAACTCGGAAAGCTTTAAATTCGTTTGTACCTTGTACAGCACCTTCATAAAGTCTGTGAAATATATTACCAACTCCATTCGCTGTAGATGTAATAATCACCTTTGTTTCTTTACCAGCTGAAACAACTGGATAAGTTGATGTGTAGAACTCCGCAGCATTTTCGACAAATGCAAACTCATCAAGGAAAAGTAAGTTAACCGATAGACCACGAATAGATGAACCAGAAGTAGCAGCTGCAACAATCTTTGTATTATTCGCGAATGTTATATTTCCTTTATTAAGAGCTTTACAACCAGGCTGTAAAAAGAATGGGAGATTTTCGAGTGCAAGTGTGACACGTGATAGCATTTCCCTTGCTGTTGCTCCCTTATTCGCAAGTATAGCGATCGTCTTTTCAGGATGAAAGATTGCATACCATAAAATGTAAATGACTGTGCTAATCGATTTTCCAGATTGGCGACAAGCAAGAACAATTGAAAACCGGTTATCATTGAAGTGTTTAAACATCCTCTCTTGATAATCATACGGCTTAAATGGAACTAAACCATCATCAAGAGAAATGACTTTGATATACTTCTCAGCAAAGTATATCGGATCTTTCATACATTTTACGTACTCAGATACCTCTTCCTGTGTGAAGCTATCTTGGATGCCATCCCTTTTCACTAATTGGTTTCCCAAATAGCCTTTATCAGCGTTAATTAATGTCATTACTCTTACTCAAGAATTTTTGTAGTTCAGTAGTAGAACCAACAAAGATAGCATTATTTGTAGTACTACCAGAAGAAACCTGTTTTTGTTCCTCTGATTGTGTCAATTCTTTTCTTTTCTTTTGTAAAGTAAT